CGGCCTGGATGACGGCGGCATCCGCCCCGACACGACCGCCGCCGGGGACGACCGTCGCCCCCTCGGTCATTTCATAACCGCCCTGAGCGATCATTGCGCTCCCGGGGCCATATTCAGAGAAGCCGTCGAGAAAGATGATCATGAGGTCACTCGTCCCGGGTGATGGCCACGCGAAGGGCGTTGATCTCGGAGATCAACCACGGCGCTCCCGTCTCGGGATTGACCGCAGCGACGTCCCCATACCAGACCGGAGCCGTCGAAATCGGGTGGGTGGGATTCGCGGTCGCGGAGCTTCCGCTCTCGACCTGGATGGAGACCTTCGCATTGCCCGCGTCATTCTTCCACAGCCGAGTCGCCACATAGACCCCGGATATCGAAACGATGTCCGTAGGGAAGGGCGCGATCCCCACCGAGACCGTCTTTCCGGCCGTGTCGGCCGTGAGGTATTCGGTTCCGTCCTGAGGCGGAACATTGTCCAGCATGGCCCACGACTGATCACCGACCGAGATCGTCCAGTCCTGTTCCGGGCCGTCGGTCGCGGGAAGGCGGGTATAGGCCTTCTTGTCTCCGATCCAGCTATCGACCTCTCCGCCGAGATCGTCTCGACAGAAGAGATCATCGACAAGGATATCTACCCCTGTCGCCCCGGTCTTCGGATAGCCGTAGCACCCGGCGATATAGACCTGACCGATATCGCCAGTTGCGGCCGAGGCAACGACGGACAGCCTCGTCACGCCGTCGATCCGCACCTCAATGGCCCCGACGTCTGCCCTCATCTCGCATTCGAAATGTTGCCACGACCCGGCGCGGAGGACGGGAGCGCTCGTCGCGACGACAGTCGAATCGCGGCCGCCCTCTCGCCACTCCATCGCGCCCGTCGGGAGGACCGTAATCGTCCCGATCCGTGCGCCCGTCTTAGTCAGGAACTGAGCCAGAGCCAGACCTCGGGGACCGTTCGGGAGGAAGTTCAGGTTGAAGGCGTATCCCATGCCCACGACCGTCCGATCCCCCGGAAGGACACGCCGCATTCCCGAGTCGTTGTAACCGACCTGAACCTTCACGCATCGCGCCCCGGTCCGCGCGCCCCCGACGAGAGAGACGCCGGTTATCTCCGAATAGACGCCATCCAGCATCCGGGCCGCATCGGCGCCGTAATGGTCGAAACCGTCAGCGAATAGAAGCATGGGATGGCGTCCTCAATGGCAGGGGCGGAGTTCGATCAGGTCGAGGTCGGCAAAGCCCGAGACCTGGTAAGACTGGACGATCCCGTCGAAGCTGTCATCTCGCTCGAAGCGGACCGCGACGTCGAACAGGAACCCGGCGCTGACGATGGCGCCGATGCGCGGCGCGCGGTCAAAGGTGATGATGCCGCCGGGGCGCGAGATCGTCCACGTATAGGGTCCGCCCGGGGCGCTGGCGGGGTCTTGCCCGTCTATGGCGACAACCACGCTGGCCACCTGGGGGAGGAAGATCGGCCGGGTATAGGTGGCGCCCTCGCGCTCATAGGTCTTGATCAGTTGGAAGTCCCGGCGCGATCCATCTCCGACGCCGATGTCCTGATCGACCGAAGAGGTCTCGGGGACCGTGTTCGGATACTCCAGCGCGACAGAGGCGAAGTCGAGCGGATCCGTGAAGGGCCAGCTCGATTCCGGACCGCCCATGACGAGCCAGTGATCTTGAAGGGCTTCGTATTGCTCATGATAGCGGACAGCCTCAGGCAGGCGGAACCGCCGGAGAGGGTGCATCCAGTTCCGATTCCGCACCTCGCTCCCGCTGAACGACGCGGCGATGTTCGTCGAGAAACGAGGGCTGGAGTAGCAGGGGAACCCGGCGATCAGGTCGTCGAGATAGATGTCCTGAAAACTGCCGAACATCAGAGGGCCATCCTCTTCTTGAGTTGCTGTCCGATCTGACGGTCGCTTCGGCGGAAGCTGTCAGCGTTGGGGGTGGTGACGGTCATATAGACGTTCCCGCCGGACCGGCGCGAGCCTCCCCGGGGGATGACCTCCTCCCCTTCCTCAAGGATCGCGTGGAACTCGCCGGGCTTCAGACCGGAACGGAGCTGAGGCGCCAGCAGGGACAGCGGCGAGACCATGCGGTTCGTCGCGGCCCGCCCTCCAGGTCGAAGACCAGAGTGAGCAACCGGAAGCTTGAAGACGTTCCGGGCGATGCTGCCGAAGATGGAGTTCAGGGCGCCGCCGGAGCCGCCACCGACGCGGCCGCTGTTCGCCGTGCCGAGGATGCCCGCAAGCGGTCCCTGACCGAGGGCGAAGGCTTGGAACATGGCCTGGCCGAGGCTCTTCAACAGGCCCCGAAGCGCGTCCTTGGCCGATCCGGAACCCCACACGATGTCATCGAAGAAGGAGGCCACGGTTCCGGACGCGAACTCGGTCGCTTCCTGAAGGCTCCGCATATGCTCGTTCAACAGGCGCGAGTTCTCGGTCGCGTGGCCGTAGGCCTCCGCAAGCTGCTCGATGGCGCGGCGGTTCTCCTCGGTCAGCGGAATCCCGGCGGCTTCCGCCTGAGAGAGAAGCTCTTGCTGGCGCGTGAAGATCGCGGCGGCCTCATAGGTCATCCCGAATACGGCCGCCTCGTCCCTCATGGCCGCGATCTGGCGATACGTCTCCTTCGTGACGTCATCCATGTAAGAGGCGAGTTCCGCCTGATTTTCGAGCTGAGCGCCCCGCTCGGCCTCGCTGAGGATTTGCTGCGCGCGCTCCCCCGTGGGGTCGATGCCGAGCGCCCTGATCTGCGACATGGCGCGGAGCTGGGCCAAGGCGACCCGGCGCTCGGCGTTGTTCTTGCCGATCAGCTTGTTCTCGGCTTCGAGGACGGTGTTCGCTTCCCGGGCGTCCTCGATGGCCTTCAGGGCGTTGGCCTCGGCGGCGATCCTGTTGGTCTCAGCCACCGCCTCGCCTTGGCGCTGAATGATCTTCGTGAGGAGTTCAAGCTCCTCGCCCTGCGCGTTCGCAGCGAGGATGTTCAGCTCCCGTTGAGCGGTGTCCACCTGGACCCACTCCGCCGCTTCGCGAACCGTCATGGTCCCGGCCGCGACGGCGGCATTGGCGGAGCGTCGGGCGGCGTTCTCTTCCTCGGCGGCGCGCACCGCTTTCGCGCCCGAGGCGGCGGCCTGCGCGCGGTTCAACGCGAGCTGGCGGTTCAGTTGCGCCTCGGCGTCGATGCCCTTCCGCGTCGCTTGCGTCAGGGACTGGCGGACAGCCTCCGAACGGAAGCCCGCCTCGGCGCTTTCAAGGTAGGCCTCCGCCAGCTCGCGCGACGCGCGGGCGTTGGCCTCCATGGACGCGGCTTCTCGGGCGAGGGATTGCGCCCGGCCGTTGCTGCTCCGGGTGGCGCGGGCGCCGTCGCGCGCGGCGCGCTGATCCAGTTGGTTGAGCTGGACCCGGGCGGCGCGGAGCGCGCGGCTGGCCGTGGCCTCGTCGATCAGGCCGCTCCTCCGGGCCGCCTCGATGCTCGTCACCCGTTGCGTGATTTCGGCGCGCTGGCGATCCCACGGAAGGAGGGCCTGAGCCGCGTCGGCCGCTTCCCGCGTCGTCTTGCGGCGCTGGGCCTCCGCCGCCGTCGCTCGGCGCGTCGCCTCTTCCGAGCGCTGGGTCGCTTCCAGCGCGGCGATCTCGGCGTCTCGGCGCCGATTGATGGCCGGGATTTGGATCAGCGCGCCGCGCGCCCGTTCACGGTCGCCGCGGAGGCGCTCTAGGCGATCCCCGGTCGTCCCGCCGCCGAAATCGACTGCAATCCCCTTCCCCAGCTCGCGGAAGTAATCCGAGGCCGCGTTCTTGGCCGTGCGCCACGCTCCGGCGAGGAAGCCGAGGTTCTCTGTCTGGGTTCCGATCTCGCCGCTCAGCGCCCGCATGAGAGCGGTCTGAGCCTCGGTCGTCCGGCCTTGCTGAGCGAGGTTGACGATATATTGCGAGGTCTTCGCGTCGAGAAGGTTCAGTTTCTCGTTCAGGTTCTCGACACCCTTGATCGGGTCAGCGAACGAGGCGGCCAGCTCTTGTTGCGCGCCCTTCAAGTCTTGGTTCGTGACCTGGGCATAGCGCTGGACGAGCGACGTCAGTCCTTCGAGAACCTCGCCATTGCTGATCCCCATCCGTGTAAACGTGCCGAGGGCCTCTTCAGCTTGGGCGATGGACAGGTCCGCCGCGTCGGCCGACTTCTCGGCCATGTCCTGAAACTGATCGACGGTCAGGGCGGCCAAGGCGCCGAACCCCATGAGGGCGACCTCCGACCGCCCCACGGAGGCCGTGTATTTGTCGGTCGCGACCGTGGCCGTCACCACCCCGGCGGCCAGCAGAGCGACCCCGCCTAGCGCCACCGCCGCCGCCGCCGGAAGAGCGGACAGCGAGGATACCGCCATCCCACCCGACGAGGCGAACGACTGCATTGAGACGTTCCCGGTCGCAATCTGGCCGATCATGGCCCCTGAGGCGGATGAGAACTGGCCCGCCGCCCGAGACATATTCCGAAGCTCGCGCTCCGCCTCCCGACGGATGCGATTCGCCTCCCGTTCGGCCTTGGCCGCTTCCTTCGTGGCCTGGGCGCTTTGCTTCTTGGTCGGAACGCTGTCCTTATCCGCCGCATTCGCCCGGCGCTGGGCGGCCTCGGACTGTTTCAGCGCCTCGGTTCGCTCCCGCTCAGCGGCCGTTTCCGCTTGCCTCTGGCTGATGAGGTTCTGAATCAGCGCCAGCTCTTCCCGGGCGCCCGCGACCCCGGCCCGAGTGGCGTCAGCGGCGCGCGTCTGGGCTTCCAGCAAGTCCCCAAGAGACGAGGCGGCCGAGACATTCGCCCTCTCGAAAGCCTTGGCGGCGGTGGCGCTCTGGGCCATGGCGGCGGTTTCCGCCCGGGCGGCCGTGGCGGCCCCCTCCATGGCGGACGTCGCGGTCGCAGAGGCCACCGCCGCCTTGTTCATCGCGTCCGAACTGGCGTCGCCGGCCGCCTTCGCGGCGTCCTCAATGGCCTTCATTGAGGCGGAAGCGGCCTTTTCGGTCTCGACGGCGGTCTTCTTCACGCCGTCCATGGACTTGTCATAGACCTCTAGGGTCGCGCGGACCTCGACGTCGACGGAGGCGAGAGCGGTCGTCATCGTCAACCTTTCCTTAAGCAATAGGCGTTACAGCGGAGGGGCCAGCAACGGAGACCATGCCATGAAAGCCCATCGGTTTGCATCACTAGGCGGCGCAACTGTCCTCGCCGTCACCGCCCTCGCCGGGATCGGCGCAATGATCGCTGAAACCTCAACGGAGATGCGCGCCCAAGACGACATGCGCGTCCTCGCCGCCACCATGCACGATCCGGCAATGTCGATCATCGGAGATATGTGGGGGTGTTCCGACCCGGCCGACGCCATGGTTCGGGAAGAGGTCGAGCGCACCCTCCTTGAGGAGGGAGGGCGCTGCTCTTCCTTCAGGGCTCCGTTTTCCGTCTCTGAGTCGGCCGGGGCGGCCGTCCGCCTGACGGTATTCCCTTCGCGGGGGCGGACTGTCCATGTTTGGACCCCCGCCTCCGAGTTGCCGCTTTAAACGCGGCGTTGTGACGTTGAGCGAACGCCTTGAAGGCGTCGCTCGTCATCCTCTTGTTGGTCTGTCGAAGCTCCTCTCGCCGCAGCGAGGGGGGCTTGATGCCGTTCGCGGCATATATGGCGTCGATGATGTCCGCTTGCGCGTCGTCATGGCCCTCAGCCGCGATCAGGATCAGATTGACGTCCGTGGACATGGCCACGTCGGGAGACCACCCGAGACGCCCGAGGGCAATCTTGGCGATCTCCCGATAGTAATCCGGAAGGGTTAGGCGCTCTCCCCCGCCTGAGCCGTCTCCTCGCCGGTCGAAGATGGCGAGGCTTGCGAGGTAGGGCGGCGCTCTTCCTCTTCCTCCTCCTCATTCGTCTTCGGCTGGCCGCCGTTGGCCACGATGGCGATGAACTTCGTGCAGGGCTGGATGAGGTTCAGAAGGCCCGTCTGATAGATTTGCTCGGGGAGGTTCTTCACAGCCGAGGAGCCGAGGCCCAGCCCGGCCCGGATGACGACTTCGAAAGCGTCGAAGTCATAGCGCATGATGCGATCCGAGATCGAACCCGGACCGTAGAGGCCGCCGCTTTCACGCGAGAGCGCGAGACAGGCCTGAAGGGATGGCGTGAGCTTCGTTTCGGTGCCGTCGATGGTCAGCGGAACATCCCCCGCGCCGATCTCTCGTTTGTCGGTCATGTGTGTCTCTCCAGATGCAGAAAAGCCGCCCGGCGAAAACCGGACGGCCCATCTGTAGGCTTGGAGCTGAGATCGGTCTAGCCGATCAGGTCGCGGGAACCTCATACAGCTCCGTATTCACCCCCACGTTGAAGGTGTAGCGGACGACGTTGGAGACGTTGCCGATGTTGCGGCGCTTCGACATCACCAGGCCACGGAAATAAATCCGGGTCGGCTCGCCGTTGATGGTGAGCTGATCGTTCAGGATCACCATAAAGTTGTAGTTGAGCGGCGTCGCCTCGGCGGCGATCAAGGCGTTCTGCCCCTCGTCGGACGTGTCGGCGCCGCAGACGATGGCCATGGTCCCGGCGTCCTTCGGCCCCTTCAGCTTCCGGACGCGGCCGTCCTTCAGAGCCGTGAACGTGATCTGTTCGGCTTCGTCACCGACTTCGCCAGCGTCTTCGACTTCACCGACCTCGATATACGAGTCCTGTTCGAACTCAGCGACGTCGGCAGCGGGGGCGGTCGTTCCGATGAAAACGCGAACGCCGCCAGCGGTGTTGATGGTCATGACGGGATACTCCTTCAAAGCGCGCCAGCGGGTCGGGGCGGCTGGCTGGATAGTGACGAAACAGGGTTAACCCGACAAGTCCTTGAGCCTGAGCTGAAGCTGAACGAGGCGGCCGACCTGGCTGTCATTGTCCACCGGGGCCGGACGCGGCCGGTCCGCGATGATGTCCACGACGTGATAACCCGGGATGGTCAGCGCGAAGCGCTTGCGATGGAAGCGCGCGGAGATCAGTTCGGCGGCGGCATCGACCGTCCGGAGATCGGTCGGCTGGACGCCATAGACGAAGACGTCCCTGACCAAGAGCGGCCGACGCGAGACGAGGCCGTCCTCGTTCGTCGCCCCGGCGTTTGTGCTGGGGGCGAGAACGAGCGGATAGGGCGCATCCTTGGGGACCGGGCGGCGCGTATGGATCGACGCCTCTCCCTTCCAGACGCCGAGGAGGTCGACGATCGCGGGATCCGCAAGGATCGAGGCCCGGATCGCCGCCGAGATCGGTTCAATCGGATCGCTCATGAGTTCAGCGCCCTCGCAATCTCGTCCGCCACGTCCTGACGGATGCCCTCAATGTTCTCCATGAGCGACGGGACGCCGAAGGGGCGCGGCTCGATGGTCGGGGTTCCCTTTTCTAGCCTCAGCGCATGGGCGGCGGTCCATGTGGCCGTGCCGGTCAGCGTCTCCTTGTCATAGACGGTCTTCCCGGACCGTTGGAGATCGCCGCTCTGGGTTGCCGGAGCTTCCCCGGGCGCCGATGACTGATTCGGGAGGCTGGGCCACTTCTTGCCCGTCTTGGGCGGGTCCATGATCTTCCGCGTCCCGGTGTGGTGGACGCGCTCGGTTCCACGCACCACGCCCCGGAAAGCGCCGTCCACGATCCTCTTTCGCACCTCAGCGCCGTTCCACTTCACCGGCATGATCAAACCTCCGAGGGCTTGGGGATGACGAACGCCCGGCATTCCCACAGGGCGGCGGCCGGGTCGGTCCCATCCGCTCGGAGCTGATACCACGTCTCGACCCCGGCCCGCGTCAGGCCGACGCGATCATCCTTCAGGGGGCGAACCGGGAGGGATGCGCCGAAGATGCAGACCTTCACGTCCTCGACCGGAATCCCCGCGACAGCCTTATAGGCGTCGGAATATTTGTCCTCGAAGCCTTCGAGGTTGAACAGCGTCGGGGCCTCGGCCACGGGATCGCCGTTCTCGTCCAGTCCTGTTCCGCCCCCCATACGGAGAAGGCGCCCCTTGGAGAGGCGCCCCTTGAACCCGGCAAAGATCGCGGAGGCGAGCTGTCCGTCAAGCATTCCCACGGCGGTCAATCTCCTTCGCGATGACCTGGAGCGCCTGAACCTTGCTCTTGATCGGATCGTCGGAGAGCTGGGCGGCCAGACTGGACAGCGCATTCCATTCCAGCGTTTCCCACCCGTCCGGGATCG